TCTTGCTGTTGTATTTTCTTTTGATGAGCATATACCTGCATTGCTTCTTGCTCAACAGATTGTGACGCAACAATCTTCTTAAACAAGGGTGGGTTTTCTGCTCTGCGTTTACATTCATTTAAATCACTTACAGCGCCATACCAGCGCCCTATCTGTCCTAGTGTATCCTCCACTTCACGACCAGCAGCTACCATGCGCTTGATAGTACCAAACGCGTTAGTGGCTATGCTGATGGCTGTGACGGGATCAATCACTACCAAGGCACTCCAGCAGTAATCGCTGGTGCTTTGCTGTCTGCTATCTGTGAAGCAATGCTTGCCTCAATAGCATCAGCGTCTACGTCAGCCTTTACCCACTCAATGACCTGAGCCTCTGTAATGTCTGCGTAGGCTGTGTAGCCATCAGCATCTGCGTCAGGGTTGAAAGCAACAGTGCCGTAGTTTCTACCTGAGTGAATTACAGTGTCATCACCAGTGCCTACTGTTTCGCTGTCTGAGGCTTGCCAGTGTGCTACAACAACACCATCATCAGTGTTGCGTTCTAGTGTTGAGATTGTCCAAGTCACTGCCATTGTTTATTCCTCTAATGCCGCTACTCTAGCGCGTAATGATTGAATTTCTTTTACCAATAAAGGTACTAGTTTACTTGCATCAACCCCCATCATTTCCTCACCATCAGGCTCCCCGCCAACAGCGAGAGGAACAATAGGGGCTAACTCTTGAGCAATAAAACCAAACTCTTCATGTAACCCGCCCTCTATCCAATCAAACTGCCTGACTTGGATTGCGTCTATCTTGCTTCCTGCGTCTCCTGCGTCTACGATGTTTTCTTTTGCCCTTGCATCAGAAAGAACTTGATACTGGAGTACTTGGTTGGTCATTCTAATATGACCTGCCGCACTAGAGTTGTATTTATTAAATGTTGCGAATATAGAAGTAGTACCGCCGTTGCTAAAGACCACGTTTTTGGCAGTACTGGTTGTTTGGAAAAGAGCGGTAGTTCCTGTTCCTCCCAATGAAGTATTATTTACATAAAGCCCGACACCATAGCTGCCGCCAGTTAAGTTTATTCTAGATACTGCGCTTCCATATTGCTGTGAGTCTTCCACCAGACACTGACCCGCAACGTGCAAATCTTCTGAGGGGCTAGTTGTTCCAATACCCACGTTGCCGCCTTGAGGGTTTAGCAGTAAGTCATAAGTAGCAGTAGCCAGATTATCTACAAAACCTGCTTGTATGTAAGATCTATATGGAGCAGTAGCTTGTGTGCCAAATAGCATTCCATTACCGCCAGCCCCTTCAACATTTAGGTTGGCATTTGCTTGGCTGATTGTGTCATTAGAAGAGCCAAGGATGTGTGCCTTAGACGCTGGCGATGCAGTCCCTATGCCCACTTTTCCATCAGCCTTAATAGTCATATCAACGCTAGAAGTAGTACCAGCTTGTAGTATTAAATCGTCACCAATGCAACCTATAGCAACACCAAAGTTGTTGGTAGTAGTGTCGTCCTTAAAAGCTGTTGTTGCCTTGGTGTCTGTGCTTTCAACTAAAACTACAGCGTTATCAGCAGACTTAACATGTAAAGGAGTTGCTGGGGCAGCCTCACCAATACCAACACGACCAGTAGCAAGCAGCCGCGCTCTTTCAGAACCACCAGCCCTCAGTGCTAAATCACCTGCCGCCCCTACATCTATTGTTCCTCCGCTACCCCCTGATGTAATCATCCGCATGTCATAATCATCAGAATTAGGCGCTTTCAAATCTATAAACGCGCCATCAACTCCACCTAACTCAATGTTAGCGTAACCAGATGTAGGAGTTATATTTAAAGCGCCTGTGAATGTGCCGCCAGCAAAGGCAGGGCTGTCTGTAGTGGCTACGCCTTGATTGATTAGGTCTAGCTTGGCTCCATCGACTGATAAATCCCGGCCATCAACAGTAGAGTTAGCAGCCATGACAATGTTATCGCCACTCGATACAGAAATGTCTGTGCCGCCTGTTACCGCGCCAAGTGCTAGGGTCTGGGCTAGTGTTTCATTGCCACCTGCTCCACCCGTCTGCCAAGAGAATGTGCCATCACCATCAGATGCAAGAAACTGGCCGCTAGTACCATTACCAGATACATTGAGTTGTAGTGCACCAATGCCATTGTCTGTAACGCTAAACTCCGTAGACGTTAACGTCAGGCCAGTGCCAGCGGTGTAGGTGGTATTGTTATCTGTGCTGTTGATCGTAAAGTTGGGATAGGTGCCACTAATCGTAGTGCCGCCAGTCCCGGTTAGCGCGACAGTCTGGTCAGGTGAAGAATTAGTCACCGTGAACGTAGGATATGTCCCAGACACGCTAATGCCAGAGCCTGCATTCATAACCACAGTCTGGTCCGGTGCCGTGTTGGCAAACTCTGTGCCTGTCAGGCTGAGACCAGATCCAGCGGTGTAAGTGGTATTAGAATCATCGGTCCAGATAGCGTTAGCGCCTGCACCCTGAGACTTTAAGACCTGCCCTGATGTACCAGTTGACCCGCCAAAACTAGCAGTCCCGGTAAAGGAGGCATTCTGGAGGTTCGCAGAGCCGCTTAAAAGCCCGTCTAAGGCCGTTAAGTTAGCATTGAGCTTAGTACCCCATGTTCCGTCAGAACCGTCTATTTCGGGCAGTACAAAGCTATATACGGGGGTAGTAGTGTCGGCCATTATGCAGTCCTTTTCCAGCGATAAACCACGACATATGGCTGTAGGTTATTGTGCGCTGCTCCACCGCCCTCGTAATTTGTAAAAGCTGTATTACCTGTGTTCTGCGTGTCAGCGGCTTTACCCTCACCAGTAGTGCTAACACCCGTTGTGATACTGTGTCGGTGACTTGGCATTTCGTTGACAGTAAGGGTGTGAGTTTTAGATCCGCCTTCTTCACCATTGACGTTAAACTCAGATTGCGAGGTGTCTAGGCCAACCGTTACCCGTCCATTACCAAACCTTGCCCAAGTGCCGTGACTAAACGTGGTGCCCGGATTCTCCGAGCTTGTAGTTTCGTACAGGCATCCGGGTGGATAAATGAGGTCTATAATTTGATCGTTGGTTATGCCGCCTGATGTTGCAATGGAAACATTACTTGTGCCGTCAACACTAGCACTGCCAGTAATTGAACCTGTCAGGGAAATCGTGCGTGCAGTAGCCCACGCTGTTGCCGTGTCTGCGTTGCCAGTTACGTTACCAGTTACGCTACCAGTTACGTTACCAGTCACATTACCTGTCACATTACCTGTCACATTGCCCGTGAGAGCTCCTGTAACGCCACCAGAGGCCGATACGGTAGTAAAGGCACCCGTTGATGCGGCATTAGCTCCAATCGCTGTGCCGTCAATTGAGCCGCTGTTTATATCAATGCCAGTAACAGGCTGATCGCCACCTAAAAGGTCATCCAGCTTTTCTGTGTTGGCGTTTAGATCTCCGCCCCAAGTATTGAGGTCTGCCCCAACCGTTGGTACTTCAAAAGAGTAGTTTGTTGTAGCCATTTAATTTGTCCTCAAGTCCTAGTATCTTGCCAGTCTGCATCTGACGCTGTTTGATCTGTCCACACTGCCGGGTTAAGTGATGCATCTTGCCACGTTGCCGGGTTCAGTGGCGTTGTATCCCAGATGTTGATTAGGTTAGCCGTCATCAGCGACTGAGTAGCCGAGTCAGCAAATATTTTTACCAGCTTGCGCAAAAACATTGTTGTGGCGCTAGAGCTGCTAGAGGCCAAGTACATATTGGGCGAGCCCTCAGTACCATATACCCCGTAGCTGTAATAAAACTGCCCGTACTTCATGTCAGCGTCACATCTATATCGCCTATCGAGAAGCGAACAATATCTTCATTGACGATTGTGCGCGTCTGCTGCAGGCTCGCAGAGATCAAAAGATTGCCGCTATTAATGGCATCATGTATTCCTGCGTAGTTTACTGTGCCCCAATCTGCTGTTGCCTGAAACTCTACGTTATTGGTGTTTGCTCCTGCAGAGGCCGTCACAGAAAATGCTGCAGACTGGCGAGAGTAACCGGAGCCCGTAATCTCAGTGCCGCCACTCAACGGGTCACCGTTCCATAGTGAAACGTACAATGTCGTTGGTGCGGTATATGCCGTATTGGTCAATACATGATCCAGCAGCTTATTCTCTAGATAGGGGGTGAAGCTCATTGCATTCTCCAGTAATTTGCAGACCTGCTTGTATCGAGACCCTTAACGCGCATTCCCAGACCTGTGCCTGAGTATTTAGCGCTGTCTGACTCCTCATTCAGTCTCTTGACCGCTGCACTGTACAATTGCGCCCATACAGCCACCCTAGCGTCTTCTGCAAGGTAAGGGGCCGAGTGTAGAAGGCTACCGTATAGGTAAACGTCAGGGGCCGTAGACATCAACCAGTTGGTTGTAGCGGTGTCTGACAAAGCTGGTATTTTCTGCAGGTAAACCAGCTCTGTGCTGGCATTGCTATCAGGTGAGGGGAATACCTCAAACTGGTCCTCAATGTGTCGATAGAACCGGGGCTCACCAGCAACATTGTCACTGCTGGCTCTGCGCTCATCCATTGCTGCTGTGCTTAGAAACTGCAGTGGTCTGGTGCCATTGCCCAGTATGGTGAAGCGGATAGTCTCCACCCAATCGCCCGGCCGGGTCAGGTACTGATTGTTCAGGGTAGCCGTTGCCCGGTTCTCCATCTGCCAGTGACGTACATCACGGGCCATCTGAGCCTCTGCTAGACTGATAAATGTCGGTATCACTGCGGTCAGGTCTTGGCGGTTAAGAAAGTCCG